TGTTCCGACTTTTAATGTTCCTACATTTGCCCGATTTGCTGTATCGATATTACCAGTTACACTTAAGTTTGTTAATGTACCAACAGTAGTAATATTTGTTTGACTTGCTTGTAATACTGTGCCTTCTAAATTGCCTATGAAAGCATTAGCACGTATATTCGCAAATCCAGTGCTTGCGACTATTTCATTATTAAAATTAGTAACATTAGAAACAGCCTGAAATTCTAAATTAGATGTTTTCCAAATAAATGCTTGATTATATGGCCCCGAACCATTGCTGTAATAGTTGAATAAAACTAACCCTCTATCTTTGCCGTCGTATGCTGTGCTGTTTGCACCATTTGCACTACCACCCAAAGTAATTAATGGGTCTTTAACAGATAAATTTTCTACGTTGACATAAGTAGTATTACCATTTACTACAAGATTTCCTGAAATTGTTACGTTAGATTGATTAAATGTATCACCTGTAACACTTAATACCGAAGCAACTGTGTTGCCTTGTAAATTTGCATTACTAGTGGCAAAACTGTTACCAGTGCTTGTCAATACTGCATTACCAAGTTGAATTATATTACCAATAAACAAATCTTGGAATTTAGATCCATTTGATCCTAAATTAAATGTATTAGATGTACCTGGTATTAGGTTACTTGTTACAAATGCATTAACAGTTAGATTACCTGTTTGAAAAGCATTGGCAACATTTACATTATTTGCAGTAATATTTCCTGCAGCACTTACTACATTTCCTAAAAATTGATTTGCAGTAATGTTACCTGTTGCACTTAAACCCGAAATATCAAAATTATTTGCTACGATGTTTCCTGTAATACTTGTTTCACCTGTAACAAATAAACCGTTGCTAGATATCACTACAACATTACTAACACCGTTACTGCTAATAGCAATGTTTGCGTCATTGTAAACATAAACATTGCTATTACCATTTGCTATAAAATGTGCATTTGCATCTGCGAATCCTAATTGACCATTGCCATCAGTAACTATGACCTGATTTATTGACCCATCTGTTGTGGGATATGTAATATTACTTGCGATTAGAGTAGCTATGTTTGACGTACCTGTTACGCTTATATTAGCTGAGTTTATATTAGATACATCTAAATTAGAAACTATATTAGCATTACCTAAATTAATATTACCAACAACAGTCAATGATGTTAGATTACCTACACTTGTGATATTTGGTTGATTATTTGTTACTAAAGTTCCATTAAAATAATTTGACGTTATTAGATTTGCGTTACTGATATTTTGAACTCTGAAATTGCCTGTAAGAGTTAAAACATTACTGACCTCATCAAACTGAAATGCATCACTTGAACCTGCACTACCGTCATCATTATATAATACTGAAGTGTTAGTTCCAGGAACAACAATGTTTCCTGAAATATTACCAATAACGTTACCTAAAAAGAAAGGCGCTGTTACATTACCAGTTGATGATATTGTACTTGTGGTTGTAATAGAATTTGCCGCAACACGTCCATTTAATAATAATGTTGAGTTAGAAGTGTAAAATAATAAGTTACTGCTAGCACCAAAATCACCTGCATTGTTGAATTGAAGTTCATATGTATTTCCCGCAGGTAGCTGAAAATCAACTGGATCACCGTTTGCATATCTATAATTGTCGGTTAACACATATGATGCAAATATATTTCCTGTTAGATTTGCATTTGTTGTTGTGATATCACCATTAGGAAGAATTACAACGAAAGGATTTTCTCCTACTGAAAAGCCACCGACGGAGTTTAGTGCTTTTATTGTCATTTACGTTTAACTCTCTTTATATGATGTTACCAGTATTTTATAATTAGTAGAATAAGAGGTTAAAGGTGAAACAGTTAATTCAACATTGCCGCTATTATACATGACTTTAAAATCACCTACGCCACCATTAAAATTTACTGTTCCGTATTCATAATAAGCTACATTACTTCCTAAGACAGAAGCAACTAATTTGCTTGTTTGTCGAGAATTTGATGTAGAATCTGTACCTACTACCGTATAATCAATTGAGCATATTGAGGCTGCTGATATTCTGTGTAAAACTTGGTCTGACGCCAAACTAGCTGTTACTGCAGTTACAACGCTTTGTGTAATTAATTCATTGCTTCCTGTTCCTATAGATACATTATTAGCAGAGAGTCTACCTGAAACTGTAACTACATCACTTTCCTTATTAAATGTAAAGCTACTAACTGCGTTTGCTAATCCTGAATCATTAAAAAGTACCGATGTATTTGTACCTGGTACTACAAGATTCGCAACAATATTACCTACTAAATTACCATAAAATGTAGTTGCCGTTACGTTACCGGTTGCGCTCATATTTTGCGAATTAACAGTAGTAATGTTCGCTAAGTTACTTAAAATATTTCCATTTTGATCTACCACTTGCGTTGGTGGTATACCTACCGAAAAACCACCCAAAGAGTTAAAAGGATCTAAAGCCATAATTGTCCCAATATATAGTTATCTAGTATTTATCAATTTTGGATAGATCATTCCTGCGTGAAAAGCCAGTAAGGCCAACAAAAAAGCGCACCTAAGTGCGCTTTTTGAAACTTCCCATCCCGAGTGGAAATTATTGGAATGTTAGGTTGCTTACGTTGATTTCACCAACATAGTCAGCCGCGTTACCGAAGCTGCTTGCAGTGTTAGTTAACTCGATATAACCATAACGAGTCATGAAGCTAACTACTGGCTCAAATGTTGATGGATCTAGAACAACACCAGAACTCATTAGAGGGATGTATGGGCAATAGAATGCCGCTGCATCTGTCTCTGATGAACCCTTATAACCAACTAATACTGGCTTAGCGTCATCTGCATAGCTGTCAACAAACACACGCATTGCACCATTTAATGTACCAACAAACTTTGTATTTGTAGGTGCTTCAAATGTGCCTTCAGTTGTACGTGCAAATGCTGAAGTTGTCGCTGACTGTAGAACAGTCAATGCTGCTGAGCTAACAACTGCCCAGTTACCTGCACCACGACGAGTACGTTGTGCAATTAGGTTAGCAACACGATTGATTAGAACAGCTAATGCAGCGTGTTCGTCACCAACGTAAGTAGCAGTACCTGATACTGTAGCTTGGTTGTATGTAAACTCTGTTGATGCAAGAGTACGTAGGCTTAACAAGATTTCTTGGTCAATTTCAGCAGTGATTTCTTGTGCTAGAGCAGCCATAATTTCTGCTTCAACATCGATACCATGCTGACTTTGTGCATCTTGTGCAGCTTCAAATGTCCAACGAGCTTGTAGCTTACGTGACTTAGCTTCAACCGCCTGACGTAAGATTTGAACGCTGATCTGACGACCGCCGTTACCTTCCATCGCAGCAGTATCATTAGCAGTATAGCTAGTTACTGTTGGGTTAGCAGCACCACCTGGTGTACGTGAGTACGCCTGAGCGATCTTGAATGGGCTTAATGCTTCTTCACCTGCTACTACACTTGTGCCTGCTGCGCTGTTGTCAGTTAAAGACTGAGCGTAACGTACACGTAGTGTATGAATTTGGCCTACTGGACCTGTCATTGGCTGAACACCAACTAATTCATTAGCGATAACAGTAGGCATAACACGACGGATAACCGGTAGAATTACACGGTTTAGTGTAGCGATATTACCTGCTGTTGTTGTACCAGCTGAACTTTCAGCGAGTAACTGTTTACGGGTATTTTCTAATAAAACACCCATAGTTGAACGACGAGTTCCTTTTAAGCCTTCCATCAGAGCTTCTTTGGTTTCGTCCCAACGATTTTCTAAAAGTACTTGTGACATAATTATATTTCTCCTAATTTTGTATGTCTATATTTTTAAAGCCCTGCCAAACGCTTAATGTCAATTACGTTATCACGATGTGATTCGTCCTCAACTTTTGGTTTGATTGCAGCTTTATCCCCTGTCACTTCTTTAACTGATTCAGTTAGAACTGGTTTTTTACTACCAATTTTTTCTGCACCATTATTTAAAACTGCAGGGAGATACTTGTCAAAAGCAGTTTGCAGACGAGGTGTCTGTACGCTTTCTAACAAGGTACGCATTAAGTCGGCTTTTTCTTCGTTTAAGGTTGAGAGTAATTCACCCATAACCTTATTACGTTGATTGCTTTCTTTAATTATACGTACTTCTTGTTCTTTACTTTCAATTAAGACTTTTGCCTTATTGATTCTTTCGGCAGATTCAGCCAATTGACGATCTTTTTCTTCTAGCATTGATAATAGACTACGTGTGTCCGCCTTCTCATTGAGATGAGTGGAACTGTATTCGCTAGCATATGCTTCAAAAATCTTGCGACCAAAATTGTTTTCACGTGCAATTTTGATATCTTCTTTCAACTGACCTAATTCACCCTTAAGATGTGCAGTAACAGCAGAATTTAAACGCTTAGAACTTTCAGTAACAAACTTGTCCTTTAATTTTTCTAATTGTTTGCGTCCTTCAGCAACTAACTTAACCTTTGCTTCAACTACAGCTTGTTTGTCTTGTGCAAATTCTTTGATTTCACGTGCTAAAGCATGAACGATAAACTGTTCTAGCTTTTCTTGACTTTCTAACTGTACTTTACGATCATTACGTAGTTCTTTGATTTCTTCTGCTAACTTAGTTACCATAAAATCATTGAACTTTGCAGCGTTTTCACGCAATTTCATTTGCGCTTTTACGCGGTCTTCGTTCATTGCCTGTCTTTCTGAATAGAACTCACGTATCTCTTCTTCCAGATTAGCGGTTACCATTTTATCTAGGGCTTCCACCATTACATTTTTATCATGCTCATATCTTTGTGCAAATTCTTCGTGTAATTCTGCACGTACTTGTTCCCGAGCCTCATTTAATTTAGATTCCCATGCTTCGTTTATGGCTAAGCTGGTTTCTTCATTAATGATACCGCTCTCAAGTAATGGTTTAATAGCATCAAACATGCTTAATTCCCCTTATAGCTTGAGATCCTTGATAAGACGAACCACTTCGTCCTTCAGGTATCTCTGTACTTTTTTGTCGTTTTGTGCATCTTTTGCAATCTCTAACAATTTATGACCATGACGCATATTCATCATGCCTTCATAGATTGCTTTTGGATATGCATTTGGTGCACTAGGCTGTGCGACAATATCCACAGTGACTATTTCAAAGTCACTTACCTTACCTGTAGCATCATCTACGTTTCCGCTTCCCCTGCTACTTACTCCTAACTTTACACCACTCTGTAACATAGTCGAAACAAGTTCTCCCATTGGAGTAGGTAAAATCTTTAACTTTCCAAAACCATTTGGACCGTCCATCCACATATTAGTAATCATATGTGATACACGGTCAAGGTTAATTTTTAAATCATCAGGATGATCAACTTCGCCTAAAACGCTGTTACCATTCATGATTTGTTCATTGAGTTGTTCTACTGCAGATTCAATTTGATCGACAGGGTAAACACGCTCATTAGCGTTCTTTACCCCACCTTGTATAAAGATACCTTTCATATAAAGGTTCTTTTTATCACCATCAGTAACATTTTCAACCACCATGTTAGCGCGGTCAAATGTTAAGTTCTCTCTAAGATACAAAGCCATTTGCTTTAGAGTTCCTTATTTCTTAATAATTTTCTTAGTAGGCTTTTTACCTTCGCCTAATGGACTCTTTGTGTTAGATCCATTATCACCGTGTTTTGGACTAGGAGCCTTTTCTAAGTTCATGCCAGTTTGAGCTGGGCGATTTTTCCACTGGCTAGCGTGTTCTACGTCCTTTGTATCTGGACTTGCTAATCCGCCCTTTGTTCCACCTGTTGAGCTTTCGCCGCTGAAGTTAACTGGCTTAGCACCTGTTTGTGTAACTTTTGGCTTTGTTAATGTTGGGCTTTTTGTTTGCGCACCGTCATCACCGCCTATTTTACTATCATATAATCCAGGTACTTTTTTAAGTTGAATTGATTCTTCAAGGCTTTCTTCCATTGACTCATCATCATCTTCTTCTTTAGCTTCGGTAACGTCTTCTTCATCGTCATCATCATGACGAGCTTCCATCATATCTTCGTCACCCATGTCACCCATGTCATCATCACCCATGTCACCCATGTCGTCATCATGACCCATTAATTCTTCAAATTCTGCCATTAATTGATCTAGTTTATCTTCTAGGTCAACTACACGATCCTCAAGATCCTCTTCACTTGATTCTTCGTCACCGAATCCTTCTTCATCGTCAATCTCAATGTCAGCAAATTCATCTTCTTCCTCAGACATACCTGCTTCGTCTGATTCAATGTCTGAACCAATTTCATCTAATAAACCTGTAGACATATCTTCTGCCATTGCTTCTTCGTCCATTATTGACTCATAGATTTCTCTAGATTTTTCAACCACTATATCGTGAAATAATGCACGTGCTTGTTCTTCATTCTCATTGATAATAAGTTCAATAAGCTGTTCAAATTTTCTGTTATCCATTATAAATATCTCCTTTAGAAAATGGCTTTGTAATAATTATTTATTGAGTAGACAAAAAAATAGCACAAAATGTGCTATTTTTTTACGTTTTTTGAAAAAATATAGGATTTTTACGCTGCGGGAGGTGCTACAACTTTGTATTGCTTTCTTACCTTTTTAAGATTTTCAGCACGTTCAAAATTTCTTACATCAATCATTTTACGTAATTTACGGATTTGTCGTAAAGTAAGTTTTGTTTTGCGGCTCTCTTTCCACTTTGGTTTACTGTTATCATCTTCTACATCCTGATAACCAGCAACAGCAGGTTTAAACATTTCAAAAAGTTTCATAATATAATATTTATCTTACATCACTGGAGCCGCTTGAGCTGGTACTCCTCCACCAGGCATTGCCTGAGGACCTGCTGCACCTGGTGCAACTTCAGGAGGTGGCATTTCACCCTCTGCATCCATACCTTCTGCTGTTTCTAAGTCAGTATCTAAATCACCTGAGCTGATACCAATACTTCTTAAATCACTACCTTTAACTTGATCTTCTACTTCAGACTCTTGTTCTTCTTCCCATAGACGTTCATTTTCTGCTAATTCTTCTTCAGTTAATCCTAAGAACCTTTGTAATGCAAAACGTTTACTAATGTAAGGGAAAGCTTCCATACTAGCAAAAGTAGCGACACGGTCTTTGTCCAATTCACTTTGACGATATGCTGCAAAGTTTTGTGGGGCATTAAATTTAATATCAAAAAGACTATTATCAATGTTAAATCCACGCCACCTTAGGAACAATTTAAACTCATCATCCAGTGTTTGACTAATAGAATTTTGTAACCTTTCGCAATATTGGTTAAAACGAAACTCTTGAATCATTGCTGTGCCAACACGACCGTCGTTAAGAGGCACTTGACCATCGTCTGGTCCAGTTGGTAAGTAACTACTTGGAACACGTAATCCACGTGCTAGGCGATTGTTAAAATATTTTAAATCATCGATTTCACCTAAGTTTTGTCCACCTTGAAGTAGTTCGACACTACTTCCCCTACCGTCTGCTGTTACGGGGAAAAAGTAATCTTCATTGATGCTTAATGGATTATATGTTGCATCAAGTACACTTGATCCTCCCTGAGTTGTCGGTATTCTGCGTTGGTGAATTTCGTTTTTAACTCTATCGACAAAACTCATAGCCATATGACTGGGCATATTACCTACGTCAATTTTAAATACTCTACGCTCTGGAGCACGACTTATGCGATATATTAGAATAGCATCTTCTAATAGTTCTTTCTGCTTATATACCTTAAAGATATTCTCTAAAATACTTTGACCAAATGGCCAATATCTATCTAAACCCTCTGTTAAACTTAGATGAACCACATGTTTAGCATCTATTGCTGCTTCATTTTGCCCTAAGCTAAATCTGCTTCCTGTAGTACCATAAGGTTCATTTGGTACGGTGTAACTATAAGGCGCACTATACCCTGCTGTGGGAGGCTGTGCTTGAAAATCTGTTGTTGTTTTAGCTGCTACTGTTAAGTTTTGTAAGTTAACATTAATATCCTTAACAACGTACTGTTCTGGTTCTTTGCCCTCACTCTCATTGACGATGACTTTTCCGACTTTTGTTACGTCAACCCAATATAATTTAAAATTTTCTGGGTCACGAATAAAAAACTGATCCCCATACTTTATAGTATTTCTAAAAATTTTAAATATTCTATTATCAAATTCGTTAAGTTTACACCATTGCTGTAGCTGTTTTTTAATTAATTCTACTTCATGAGGAGTAGGATCTTCTTTAAATTCTATGTTAAATGGAGTATTATTATGCTCATTTTTCTGTGTACTGAATTCACTAATGATGTCTAAACAGGCGTTAATTTCAGCATCTACATCCATCATTTCATACTGATTATAACGCTCGACACGATTTGGATGCCCAGTATAAACTTCAGGCAGTCTACTCATGTAGTTTCTGTATCCAAATTGGTCGTTATTCCAGCCCCCAGTTTGATCCTGATTATACCCTGCAGTGTTCCAAGAACCCGAATTACTATTGTTTCCTGAAATAGGACTTAACTGTCCTGTGGTGTTTATGTTGGAAAAACGCTTTTTATATGCCATAATTACTATTTATGATTAGTTGCTTACGTAGAGTTTTATGTCGCTATAAATGCTGTTACTTTGCATTATTTTATTGTTCATTTGGTCAATTTTATTAAGTAATAAGTCTGCGAGGTCTTTGCTGTTTGCTCTTTTTACTTTAGATGGGGGTATGGATGTCGTTGGCTTAAGAAAATCTTTGGTAATCTCACCTATATCAAGTAGATCGTCAGGCTTCTTTAATTCAATAGGAATCGTATTTTCTACTAATGGTAATTTAGCTTCCAACCCATGCAATGTTGCAGTATCACCTTGGGAGGGATCAAAAATCCCACCAAATTTAAATTTAGGACTCACGTGTACAGGATCCTGTTCAACAGGTCTATGTCGTTTTAAACCAAACTCATCAAGTAATCCCCTTTCATCTAAAAAGTCAAGTTGTTTTCTATCTATATCAACTGCTATACCTGCACCATGCTGTCCTGGTTCTTGAGATGGTATAGATAAATTACCATATTTAGGTGTATAAACGGTGTGATTAGGACCTTCTTTAGGATATTGTCCCCCTGCTTTCCTCCATTCATTATACATATCAAGTTGTTTTTCTTTTGAACGGTAAGAATCTGTTATGTATAGTTTTTGTCCAGTAGCCATGTAATATTTTTTTGCCATACCAATGACTTTATCCTTAAAGTCACTGGTTACATTTGACCAATCTTCAGCATTGACCCCTGGGCCTCGTAGGTAAGATAGATAAGAGGTTCTATTAGTTTCTGTGCGCTTTTCTTCTTTCTGTTTTTCTTCCTTACGCTGTTCAGTCTTTTTCTTTTTCTGTTCTAGTTCTTTTCTTTCATTTTCTAATTTTGTCAACTTATCCTGCTCAGCCTTTTTTGCCTCAGGTGTTGTTGCAGATTCACCCTGTTGTATTTGTTGTTCTAATACCTTAAGGTCATCTTGATATTTTTTCTTTTGAGTTGGATCTGCAGTTTCGGTAATTTTTTGTTGTAATACTTGTTTCTTTTCTTTATTCTTTGTTGTTTCTTCTTCTAATTGTTTTTGTTTATTAATGATTTGCTTTTGATCGTTAATCTGTTTGTCTACATCCTTTATAGCCTTATCTAAATTTTTTAAATAATTATTTGCATCTTCAGTGGTTCCTAACTGAGCTAATGCTTCATCAATTTTTGCTTCTTTACCTAACATCCATGCAGCTAATCTTATCGTTCCAACAGCAATAGTTTGGGCATAATCAGCCATTTTTCTCAAAACCCCATTAATAGGTTCTTGAATAAAAGTAGCTAGTTTATCATTTGTAATACCAACTTTTTGAGAAAGTTTAAACATTATAATATCTTGTTCTTTTAATCCTTCTTCTCCATCCTTTAACATTTGTTTTTTTAACTTTTGTTTTTCTACCTCTGCCTTAGCATCCTCCAAACTTTGTCCTTCTAACTTTTTTCTTGCTCCCTCTAATACTTTTGCTGAAGATCCAGATTTTCTTTGAAAATCTTCACTTAACATTAAAGCTTCTCTATTATCCTTTTCAAAATCTAAACTAGCTTTAGCAATTTTATTATTAAATTCATCCGCAGTAATTCTACCTGCTTTTAAATCCTGAACCCAACCGCTAATTTGACCTCTAGTTTTCATGAGCAATGCTTCGCCTTCTTTGGTAGTTGCAGTTCCTGTTGCTAAAAAATCTCTAACGCCTTTTGCGGTTTCATCACCAAAAAAGCTTTGTGCAATAGTTTCAGCTAACTCATATCTATCAGCCACCACTCTGCCTTCTGTAGTTTGTCTTAATAATGTTAATCTTGTTCTAAATTGATTATCTCTTTTTGCTTCAGCCATTTGTGCAGACAAGCTAGTAACATTATTACCTGTTAATGCTGATAAAGCCATTAATGTTGTTACATAATCACGGCTAGCTTTTTGTTCTTTAGCTGCATCCTTTTCTATTGTAGGACCAAGCATTGTTTGTATGCTAACGTAATCAGTTTGTAAGGTCATTAGTTCTTCAACACTTAGACCCAGTCGCATAAATTCTTCTGTTACTCCGTCAGTAACATTTAAAATTTTAGATAACTGTCTTACGCCTTTATTAGTATTCTCTCCTAAGTTAGTTAATCCTGTTCCTAACTTTTCGGTAGATTTCATCAACCCTTCATTTCTTTTAGACCACAATCCAGTGTTATTTGTTATTTCAGTTAAGCCTTCTGCTGTTGTGCCTAAGTTTACACCTAATTTAGATAGTCTATCAAATGCTGCAAGTTGTACATCATTGCTTTCTAAAACTGCATTTACTACCTTTTGAGCAACTGAAGCTAATCCTAAGATAGTTAATCGTGCACCACTTCCTCTAAAAAAATAAACTCCTGCAGCATTTAAGAATTTTTGAGATTCCTTTACAGACTGTTGATATTTTGTAAATGATTGCTCACTGTTTAAAAGTGCAGAATTAGTCGCTTGAAAGGCATCAGCTAATGATTTAACAGCGGTAGACAAACGTATTGCAGTTTGCCCACCACTTTGTATTTTTTGTCCATAATCACGAAGTGCATCTGTGATTATTTCTACTCCTGCTGATGTACTGTCTGCCATTTATTAACGCCTCATATATGTAAGTAAATCGTTTTGCAAATTATTATTAGTAGTTAAATTCCCCAACATCGTATCCATTTTACTTGATAGTAAATTTAACAATTCACTAATATTTTCTTCAGGTTGTTTAACATCAAAAGTATTGTTTACATCAGTTTTATTAATAATAGAGGTTGCATATTTACCCAATAAACCTTTAAGATTTTCAGTTTCTAGCAAAGGATTTTCCTTTTTACTTAACAATTCTTTTGGTAAGTTTTGAAAAGAAACTGGAATAGATTGACCATCAGGTAGAGGAACAACAGCTTGTAATTCCTTGCTCATTTCTGATTGATAACCAGTTACTGGTCCTTTACTAATACCAAAGTCTTTTTGTTCGTTTGATTTTTCTTTTTGAACAAATGGATTTTCTCTCTCACCCTTAAAGATGGTTAATATCTGATCAAGTAATTTCATCATACCTGAGTTATCTATTGGTGGCACAAATGTTTTTGATATTTCTGTAAAACCTTTAGGATCAATTATATTTTGATTTTCTGAAATCATTTTAGTCATTTGACTAAAATCACCTCCACCAGAATGAGGGACTGTTTGAGTAGCAGGTGGTGTTACTTTAAATTTTTCTCTAAGGATTTTTGACATTGTTTCAATGTCTCTTTGTAAATTCCTTATTTCAGCCTGCATTTTTATTTTTTCTAATTCAGGAAATGCAACAGCCTGTGCTATCTCACCTCTTGCAACTGGACTATCTGCGCCTGCACGCTCCCTTACCTTTTTAGGATCGTTAATATCTGACTGTAATTGACTTAACTCTCTTTGTTTATTACTTAAAGCCGCACTTAAATCACTTGCGCTTTTAAACATATGCGGAAAATCAGCAGGGACTACACCCCAATCAGCAAACTTCTTAATTAAACCTGAGGTAAATTCATCCAAACCTTTCATTAAATTTGTAAATGCAGGATTAACATATTCAGCAACAATTTTTACTAAAGCATCAAATGCAGATTGAACTTTCATTTCAGCTTCCATAAATGCAATTTGTGTTTCTTTTAATCCACCCTCTTTTGGTTTTGATGCTTCTTCCTGTTCACGTTTAATTAAATCTTTACTTTGATTTTGATAATCTTTTGATGCTCCTGCCTGCATTTCTGCTGACTGTGCCATCATATCGGCAAACTCTTTATTACGAGTCATTGCCTCACCCTGTGTGCTTATTGCTGTTTTTTGAGCCTGCGCTAATTTAGCTTCTAATTCAGCAAATGTCATTTTGCCAGACTTATACTGTGCAGTCCATGTTATAATTTCACCGCGTGTTAAATTAAATAATGCTTTGGCTTCTTCTGATTGGTTTGCTAAACCTGTGGATAAAATCTCTCTAAAACCTACACGTGCTTTATCTCCAAAATCTGCTCCCATTTTAGAAACTGCATCACGATATTCTTCAAATCTTCCTCCTAACCCCTTTTCAGCCTTTTCACGCTCTTGCTGCATGAAAACGTTAAATTTGTAATCATTTAAATCTCTTTGTTGACCTTCCTTTAATTGGTCCACTGATTGCCCAGTTAATGCAGCTAATTGAGTTAGTTCTTTGCTATATTTTAAACTTTCTAATTGTATTGTACTGTTGGTCGCAGCTTTAACCTTGCCCATTTTACCAAGAAGTTTTATATAATCCGCTTGGTTTACTGTAATTTCTTTAAATGAATAGCCTAATCTGATTAGTTCGGCACGTTGCTCATTTGTAATTTTTGTCATGTTGACAAAAGCTAGCATACCGTCGCCTGATGTTTTACCTAAACTTGTTAAATTAGGACCTAATCCAGTTGTTATATCTACTAAATCTTTTAGCTTGTCACTAGTATAACCTGTTCCTAATGTCAATTCATATAAATCATCCGCAGTTGCTTTACCTGCTAATCCAAACTTACTTAGGTTGTCATATGCTGAAATGTAAGCATCATTTTGCTTAAATACAGCACCCACTAACGCTTGAGTGACATCTCCAAGTTTCCCCAAAGCATCACTTAATAGGCCAAAACCACCAAAAATACCAGTTAATCCTGAAGTAACTTGGTCTACTGTTGATGTGTACCTACTAAAACTTTGTTCACTTGCTGTTAATGCTCTTGTAAAAGAGGTAACACCTGTACCAATTTGACGAATTCCATGAACTGCATTGCTTATTGTCTCATCAGCCAAACCCATTGATTTGCCAACTTGACGGAATGTGGCAGCGGTCGCACTACTTGAATATGATAGTCTTGATGCGGCCTCATTTAATTTAGCTATTTCGGCTCTTAATTGTGCGTCATCCAAAGAATTATTCTCCCTAAAATCTTGAATCTAAATATATTTAGTTAGATAAAACCAAGCATATAGGAGAAAAAATGCACATTGAAAACAACCCCCTTAAACAATATTTTCGTCGCCCTAGCATATACATAAAGCTACCTAGCAAAGGGTTAAATTATGACGAGGGTGTTATAATGCTTACAGAAAACGGGGAATTACCAGTTTATCCTATGACTGCGATTGATGAAATAACTAGCAAAACTCCAGACAGTCTTTATAATGGAACGGCAGTAGCTGAGATAATAAAAAGTTGTGTACCAAATATAATAGATCCTTGGAAGATTAATAGCACTGACTTGGATGCAATACTTGTTGGTATAAGGATTGCTACCAACGGGAATGAAATGGATATTGAAACGCATTGCCCTTCATGCGACGAGGATTTTAAGTATGGAATAAATTTAGCAGTAATTTTAAATAATTTTTTACCAGGGGACTACAGCAAACCTATGGTAATTGGTGACCTTCAAATTAAGTTTAGACCATTAAATTACAGAGAATTGACTGCTAACGCAATTCGCCAATTTGAAATTCAAAGGGCATTAGTCAATATAAATTCCCTTGACGATGGACCAGAAAAAGAAAAAAAATCAAGCGACCTATTTAAAACTATTGCTTTAAGCACGATTGAATTGATCGCTAACACAATTGATTCTATAGTCACAAATGAAATTGTTGTTACTGAAAAAGCATATATTTTAGATTATCTTCAAAATACAGATAAAAAAATCGTTGATGCAATTAAAGAAAAAAGTTTGTCCCTTAGAGAAACTACACAAATGAAACCATTAGAAATAGATTGTAATGGTTGTAACCATCATTATACTCAACCATTTACGTTGAATGTTAGTGATTTTTTCGAATGAGGCTTCTATACCTTAACTCCGAAGGTATAAGCAAGCTGATAGAAGGAATGGAAAAGGAGTGTAAGGCTATTAAGAAAAATGCATTACGAATAGCCTGGTATCTTCGTGGGGGTATTACATACACTGATATTTTAAATATGAGTCCTGATGAATTAAAAAATGCAAATGAAATTATAGAAGAAAATTTGGAAACTACTAAGAAATCTAATATACCATTCTTTTAAGATGAACTTCGTTCATCTAATTCCTTCGTTATTCACTCACTTCGTTCGTTCATACACTCGGAATTGTTTTAGGAGTTACATTGCCGATTAGAAGCCATGGTAGTGCTATTCAGCACTACCAATGGTAAAGGTACTTGCCATGACCGTCACCCATGTTGTCTATTCCCCACATAACTAGCCCTTTCGCTGCTATGTGCCACCGGTTGCTCTGTAAGGTTTGTTGGGACTGTAGTGAGATTATTCATCTCAGCAACGCATGTTACATAGTCGCAAGACAAAGTTAACTATGTACTCATTCAGGGTTCGCTCCACACGATTGCCCTGTCGGTGTTCCTTAGAATCGCTCCTAAGCATACTCCAGATCCGTCGGCACAGCACTACCTGTACTTCCTCAAGGAGGACTGACAAACTCAGTCGCTAATTGTTTAAATTTGTATTGTTAAGATTGAATCGTCTGACGTGGTGTCTATTGATTTGCCTGAGTAAGATTTAATAATATCTTTATTTTGTGCCATAAATGTATCAAATTCCATAATGTACCAATCACCAAACTTTTTACTTCCGTAAAAGAAAAAATTATCAGTAATCCAAGTTAGTTGACACTGAACTGCTACATAACGACCTATGCGATTAAACTTCATAAACAATATGTTTAAATCACCTGGATCAGCCACAGCTAGTAACTGCTCTAACCAACTATCAAGTACTTTATGTTCTCCACTAAGTAACAAATGAAATGAAAAATCGCTGTAGAATTTACATTCTGCATTGAATTTTGGAAAACTCTCGCCGGGTACTATGTCACCCTTAAAGCTACGAATCTGTCCTTCATGTAGAATTTGTGTGCGATTTTGATTTTTGCCTCCGATGTAAGCCCCAGATCCAGGCGCACGAATAAAACTCTCGCCGTATAAATCGCTAAGATATTTAGCTATCTCTCGCTCAAATCCAGATCCTTTTGCTTTTTGTGGTGAAGGCATGTTTTTACTTATCATAGTCCTTAGTCTTGGATATTTTTTAATGCTTCAATTGTATCTTTAAAATTTTTATGAAGAATGCCAATACCACCTGCAGCACGCCATTCCTCTATGTTGCTTGTTCTGTCATCGATAAGTATGTCACCTATTTGACAATGTTCATGTTTGTCTTTGCTGTAAGGCCCAAACATAACTGGTATGTTTGGGAAATGTTTTTGTGCCCATAATATCTTATCATAGAATGACCATTTTAAATCATTATTTTTTGGAACTGCAGTTAAAAAGTAAAAATTATATTTGTTCCAAGCAAACTCACGACAAAAATCTACGAGTTCATCTGCATAAGGTGTCTTGTCTAGGTCCCTATATAATCTTTCGTTTAATGCTAACTTATCCCACTTGTCATCAGGATAAATGCCTCCGCTGGGTAACGCACCTATCGCATGAAATGCGTACTTGTCAAAATCGGCTACTACGCCGTCCATATCTAAATATAATGTTGATTTCATTCTATGTCCACTGATGTGTTATAACTTGTAAAACCATTTTCTTTAATAACTTTTAATACACTAGGTACACGTCCCGCAAGTTCTTCTCTGTGACTGACTAACCAAATACTCTTTTGGCGTCTGCGTGACATATCTTTTAGAATTGCAATACTGTTCTCGACACCCATTGTATCAAGACCACTATCAATCAATTCGTCAATAAACAATGTATTGATAGGAACATATAAGTTCTCCCATACATCACGGAATGCAAAGCTTAGTCCTAAAATTAATCTATTACGTTCACCACGTGACAAGTTATCAAAGTCTAACTCACGTCCAAGTTCTGTAATTTCTACACTTAAATCATTTAAGAATACAACTTGATGCGGTAACCCTAATTTGTCTAAGTAATTTGTAAGTCTACCATTCAAATAACTTAGATTTTGGTCTATAATCTTTTTACGAACAAAGCTATCCTTGCTAGTTAATAAATCTAGCAAAAACTTTTGATGTTCCATAGTTCTAGTAATTCTATTAATAGCATCAAAATCAATTGTTTGAAGTGCTTGATTTTCCATTTCAGTAATTTGTTCTGCATATGGATCAGTTTCTTCCGCTTTCTTTCGTATAATATCTTCAAGATTTGTCATCTTGTTTGCATGTTCAAATGCTTGTTGTTCGGTGTCATAAAAACACTTAGGCATTAAACCAATCTCACCTAAATCACTTATTTGTTGAGTTAGTGTTTCTATTTCCCCGCTTGTAGTTAAAACCTGTAATGCTGACTCCTGCAATGCTTTTTCTTTGCCTGCTAAAACTTCTTCATGTTTAGTATCATGCATGGTTTGACCACATGCATAGCATTCGTGTTTCTTTAATTTCTCAACTTCTAATTTTAATTTTTCTAATTGTTTTGATTCTTTTCCTAATGCTAGTTCTGCACTTGTAAGCCATTTTTGTAAGTCAGCCTTTTCTTTTACTTTAGTGTTATGTATTGCTAAATCTTTGTGAGCTTGCAATTCTGCAGTAATATCTACATTATGTAATTCTAACCATTGGTTCATTAAAGAATTAGTATCTTCATCATGTTTTGTTTTCCATAAAGTTTGTCTGCGTTTTAATGCTATAATTTGTTCTTGTACACGTTTGTTTGCCTCTTCAATAGCCTTTATTTTAAATTCTTCTTGTTGTATGTTATCTTTAGAATCTTTGATTAACAATTTAATTAATTCAGCCTTTTCACTTAATAATGTTATACCAAGTAACTGCTCAATAATATTTCGTTGATCATTTGCCTTCATAGCTAAGAAAGGTTCACTGTAAGTGTTCAATGCAACAATGTGCTTGAACATATCTAAACTCATGTGAATGACTTTTTCAATTGCTATTTGTGTTTCTTTGTTCTCACCCTGAGCATCGTCTTTACTTGTTTGCTCATTATTGGTATAGAAACGTAGCACGTTTGGTTTACGACCGCGCTCAATTTTATAATCAATTCCATTTACACTAAACTCTAGAGTAACCATCATACCCTTACCGTTAGTGCGATTGACTAAATTATCCTTGCGAATATTGTTGATCGGACTGCCGAACATCGCATAACACAGACCTTGAATCAGGGTTGTTTTACCTGTACCATTTCTAGCACCATCACCACCTAAGTCTAAGTTCTCACCTAAAATAAGTGTTAAGTCAGTTCTGTCAAAGTTAACCGCTTGTGTTATTGCACCTATGCTTAGAAAATTTCGTAATGTAATATTTTTTAATAAAATCATAGATTTCTATAAATGTCTAGCAATAATTTTTGATCATAAAATTCACTTTCAATTGCACTTATTTGATCAATAATTATTTGATCCACACTTTCAAATTTTAACTCACCTGAAGTAATATCAATAGACATTTGGTCAAGCTTCATTGGTATTAGCGCCATTTCACGCAACTCATGTTTTGGAATTAATGTTTCACGAATAAAATTCGCTTCTTCATAACTTATGTCTATATCTAAATGAACTCTTATATTAGAATCTTTTATTAAAAGACCTTCAGGATTTTCTAATATTTCGCTTAGTTTATAGACACGATAACGTGGTTGATCTGGCCAACTGTGAAACTCAGGTTCACTGCCATATTCTAATATCATCATACCACG